CCACCCATTTTACTTCTTCCTTTTGTAAAACACCCAACAGTGCCGCGCCAATTAAATCCAGCACTTACATAATTATCTTCAAGATCAAAGATATCCGTAAAGAAATTATTATCAGGAACTAAGTCCCAGAAAAATGCCCTGGTTTCTCCTCTGTAATAGGCCGAACCATATGTGGACTCAGACATATAGGCGTAGATAACGAGATAATTTGGAGTGTGGGCGAACGAACTTATAATCCAGCCAGACGGAAGCGAAACGGCGGCAATTGTAGAGTCGGATAAATCGCCATAAACCGCCGCCACGAAGCGTCCATCTCCAATGTAAAGGTTTCCGTCCGGTCCGATAATCATCGGGTGTGGGACGTTTTGTGTGGCAGAAGTTTTCGATAATGTAGATGACCACCAAGTATCATTAAAAGTAGTGGCAAAATCATAGATCCCCAATTCCAAATTAGTCCCATCGTAATATGAATAGATGAGATACTTTGTTCCGCCATATCTATAAATAACCACATCTTCCATAGTAGAGCCGGCAACGGAGTGCGGAAAAGTTGTTGGGGTTGTAATGGTGTCGGTTGTCAAGTTTATTTGGTGAACCTTCGTCCCGCCAACTGTGTAGGCATAAGGCGTTGCCCCATTATTAACAACTCCGTTTTTTTGAGTGGCGTCTATGACTGAATAATTTGTCAAATTCGCATATCCAAATCCAGGAGAAGCAAACCCATAAACTCTAAATGGGTCAAAAAGCGCCATTTCGGACGCGCCATATCCGACAGTTCTATAAGTAGCGGAGTGTTGAGGGGCAAATCCAGCTAAAAAATCCTCAGCTCCGAAGCTGATTATTCCTCCGCCTTGATGATATTTAATTTTTGGCATATTAGTAAAATCCTTTTTCTCCTATTCTAAATAATTGTTTGAATACGAGCGTAACGCATAATCCAGCTACGTCGGTTAAAGTTCCAGCGTCTTTTAAGGCGACTCTATCCCCTACATCTAAAACTCTATTTGCGTGCGTAGTCGTAGCACTAACAACGACTACCGTATCGGCGGTTGATTTTAGATTGTGCGTAGCCGACCCCATAACCACACCGGCGTCTAACGCTTGCGTTCCGGTTAGCTTCTCAATGTCCAGTGTTACGGCGCCGGCATCTGTTCCGGCCGTTTGATGAGAATATCTTATCTCTATCAATTCGCATTGTTTGTCCACATTCCAAAATACCCCATAGTTAGCGGCGGTCGCTGGCTCTGCCCCGTTTAGGGAGTGTGCGATAATAAATGTAGGCTTTGATTTTAGGTCGTAATAATAATCCATATAATTTGCTAATCTTATCCGCTTGCTTGTAGCGGACAAGTTAAAAAACTATTTATTCCCTATTGGTTGAGTGGTGATTAAGCGAAGTATAATCGTAATTATACCACTACCGCCCCACAAAAACTCCTGCAAGGTGGTGTCGCCTGTGCAAAGCATTCCGAGAGCCGAAACTATCTGCACAATACCAAGCCATACCAACTTTGATTTTAACGCCTTCTTGATATACTCCATATAAATAAATTATGAATTAACTGGTGTTGATGTTATATACCCTACGATTGGTAGTGGCCACTCTTCGCAAGCCACCGCTATGTCATAAGAAAATCCCAAACTCTTAAAAACTTCTCCGCCGATGACTTCTCCGTTATCGTCAAAGCCATCTTTCCATAAACGAATGCCAGTTTTTTGCTCGTTTACGAAACCAATCGCCGACTGCCCAATTCTGCGATATACTTGCATATTCTTTTTTTTTAGAGAATGGCTCATTGGATATCCAAATTTATATCCCCACTCAAATTTTAATGTCCCCTTGTTATATTCACTGTCATAAACCAACCAATATTTATTCTTCATATACCCAACTATAACTATTTCGTGCGACCAAGCAAGTAATCGTCCAATCGTGCCATCCGAATTATAGAGATAATTTCCATCAACACTCGCTTGAACCGGTGAATACAAAAGTGCCTCCATTAGTTGTTCGTTTGAAGAGTAGGAATTTCCCCAATTACAAGTAGGCAACCATTCATAACCCAACTCACTTGTGTTCAGAAATTCTTTTGCCTCTACTTTTTCCGCTTCTCCCCGCTCCCAAGAATAGTATCCCCCTTGCGTCATTCCACTCGGAATGTCCCCATTGTCTAAGATTAAACCATTATTTTTTGCCCATTGAGCAACCGCCTTAACTCCGTTTCCCCTATTCGGAATAGTCCCAGAACCAACCACTAAATCTCTGTCGTCCCAATCCTTCTCATATCCATAAACTCTTTTGTGTAAAATCTCTATGGCGTTATTGTGCGAGTAAGATACGCACCCAAACGAGTCAAAAAGATTATTTCTTTGTAGCTCAAAATGTTTTGGAAAATAATCCACCCACTGCCCATCAGAACATAAAACCTTACGAGAGGCAGATAATTTACTCACCCCAAATTCATAATCTTCTGGCGAACGGTCAATTATAAGCCCCCTACTACTATCTATTTTTATTTCCAAATTATCCATATTATGAATAAAAATAATAAAATTATAGTTCCAAAAATAAGTATTCCGTTCTGTGTGTTTTCGTCTAAATTTTTCCAAAAAGACATAAGATACATAAGGTTAATCCAACTCCCATAATTACTCCAAGAAAGAGCATAGTAAGCAACGGCGGATTATATTCTTTCATATTGATAAAGAAGGGGGGTTTTGAACCTGCCCCCGAACAGGTTACGGAGGATTTTCCGCCAGAAAGACGTAAATCTCCGCTATGGTGAGCTTGAACTCGGCAACTCTCCCGCACTTTGTGCAAGTGAGCCGTGTCCACCGGTCAATGTCTGGCTTGTGAATTGCTTTGGTTTTGTGTTTTACGACGCTACGACAGCGGGAACAGTATTTGAACATCTCTCCCTCCTCGTTGCTTTGTTGCACCGAATACACTCGCTGATTTTAGCAATCACTTTGCCGTTTGAAAGAACACTTCCGCATTGGTGTAGCACGAGTTTATTACACTCCGTGCAAAACATTTTCTCCATACTCGTGAACACTACTTTTTCCATTGCCTACTCCTTTTTTCCGTGTGATATCAAGTGGTCTGTGAACGCTTTTGATAATTTTTCCACGCAATCTTTCAAGTCGTGTAAGTGATTATCTTTAACCTCTCTAACATCTTTCGCAAGAACATCAATTTTCGTTCCGAGTTTTTCCTCTACATTTTTTAACTTATCGCCTGTCGCTATGTCTGAAATGGCAATTTTCTCTTCTATATTTTTAAATCTACCTTCATTTGTTGCGTCTGATACGGCAATCTTTTGTCGTAGAGAAGCAAAAGCAAGCGTTAGAGTTACCACGGTAGCAATTATGTTTACGATAAATGGTAGCCAGAATTTTATTTCGTCCATATTTTAATCTTCGTCAAAAGTTATTAAATTAGCGCGATTGGTGGAAACGACTGGTTCGGTGTAGGGATTCAAGCAGATGGCTGAACCGCCCTTATAAATAGAATTACCTGAAATTGTCGCGGTGATTGCCCCTGTCGCACCAGAAGAACTCCAATTATAATGAGCCGCTTCTCTTTGTCCATTAGCCCCACCTTTGTCAATATCTTCGGTGAACACGCCGGGGTTTGAAGGCGGTGTAAAAGTACGGGAAGTTCCGACTTGACCAGCAAAAAGGATAGTTTCGTTCGCGGCATCACAAGTTACGCCGGCGGTAGCAACAGAGGTATCGTTAGCGGTGCTCATCGCGGCGACACTGTCATCAATCGGGTCGGTTATGGAAAAACCATCACGATAAACGACCATTGTTAAATCCCAAGATGTCGCAGTTGAGCCACCAGACGTTGTGATTGTCCAAGATGATGGTTCAGAGGAGGCAACCTTATAATAAACGCGCCAACCAATGTAGCTGGCGGAGGCTTTGGCGTGGGCATTCTGGATTTCAGTAAAACCAGTAAGGCCGCTCAATGCATAAGCCGAGCGGTCACTACCATCCGCATACCAAACATAAATTACAATCAAATCGCCGTCCGCAACATTCGTCGGTTTGGTCAAAGTTCCTCCTAAATAATTAAATCCTATTTGCGTAGAAGTTACGAATGTTGTCGTCCCTGCTCCGCCCAATACCGTTGGTGCCTCCTCTTGTCTGCTTGCCCAAAAGAAATAACAAGACACCGCTACCAGCACCACTGCAACCCCTGCTAAAAATGTTCTAAATATCCAGTTCATAATAGAGCGTTTAAGTCAAGAGTAGCACCACAAAAGAGAATATAAAATGTATTTTAATTTACAATTCATATTTAATCTTTGAACATTCTAACGCCACAAGTGATATTATTCGGCGAGCCGACTGTGCTTCCAATTCTTAATTGCCGTTTTTCGTATTGCGTAAAAGTATTATTGGCTGACACAGGAATAACAAGCGGAGTGGTCGTTACTACCATTTCGGTCATATAATTTGTGCCATCTCCAAAAGCGAGTGTTGAAGTTCCAACATCTACATAGCAGGCAATAACTGTCCACGTTTGTGCGGACATTGCCGGCGCGAGCCAAAATGTAGATGTTGCCGTGCTTTGTAGAGAAGTAGATACAATCGTAATTGAAAAATCTCTCGGGATTGCCAAAGATGAAGTCGCCACCCATTCATAACCGCTTGTCGCTGTGCTTGATGCCATTATAACTTGTCTGTCAGAAGAACCATTGACCAAAGTAGTAGTGGTTAAGAATCCTTGTAAAGACCAATCACCCCACGAATAGGCAGTATCCCAAAAAGAAGACGAAGCGGTTACTGTCGCCGCCGCAGTATTCCAAGTTGATGTGGCGCTTTCAGAAAGTAACAAATATGATGACGAAGCAGAAGCAGAAGTCAAGAAACCTTCCAATGACCAATCTCCCCAACTGTATGCCTCGTTCCAAGTTGAGGTTGAGCTTTCAGCCAAAGTTAGATATGTTTCGCCAGCTGTGCTAACTTTCAAATAATCTATGGCTGTTTCGTAAGCCATTGTCCCAAGAGTTCCTACCAAAGTCGTCGTAGCAACCCAAGTCGGCAAAGCACCTGTTCCATTTGACATTAGAACTTCGCCCGCATTTCCAAAATCAAGAGCCGCCAAAGATGACGAGGCACTATATTGTATTTGATAATCATCGCCTGCGGCAGAAGCCGTAACTCCAAGAGTTGAAGTATTTATCCATCCGCCTCTACCAGAGCCATCAGAAGCCCATAATTGACCCGATACACCAGCGGAATTTATAAAGTATTGTCCGTAATCAACACCGCTTATTTTATAAGTTCCTGTTGTGTTGATATTTCCCGCGACAGAAAGTAAGTCAGAAAAAGTAGTTGTTCCTATTCCGACTTTATTGGCAAAAGTATTTGAAGCGGTGAAAGTATTTTGGACAGCGAGACCAGCGAACCCTGTATGACCTGATAGAGCATAAGTTAGGTTAGACAAGTCAGAATGAGATGAAATCGGAGTTTGGGTTAGATTAAATTGAGTAACTACCTGAATCGCGTAAGCAGTATTAGAACCTTTTTGGACGATTATTCTGCCGACATAAACATAAAAGTTTGCCACTTCTTCGGGGGGGGCTGGGACAGTTGAGGCGAGAGCCTGCGCCAAAGTATAATCACCTTGACCTAAAACTATATCTATTTCATTTGTGTTTAAGTTCCTATAAAGGCAATTTACCGTGTATCTATTGGCGGTTAATACTTGTATATCGCTCCCATCATCATAATTGTAGTTGTTATAGGTTGATGTTACCTCTGAAGTCCAATCACCGCCAGAATGATACCAAATTTCCGTGTTGGTGGTATTTTGAACTATTGCCGAAAGAGTTTTGCGAGCAAGACCAAACCACGCATAACCGGATGAGATGTTTATAATTCTTGTTGCGGTTTCCGAAGGCACAAGTCCGCTTTCTTTTTCAATTCCCGTCGTGCCTCGTAATCTCATTACTCGTTCAAAGTTTCTCGCTGTCGCTCCTCTGGCGACATAGTCATAGTCCATTCGGTATTCTATGTTTCCACCAGACATATAAATACGAGTCACAGGGATAATATCGGATAAGTTAATTCCGTCTCTTGTAGTAGTGGCTTCGTATCTTGGACTGCCACCGTTCCAAGTTACTATAATATAATTGATTGAATCATCAGTCATCGCCAAAGTTGTTGATGCTGGGACTGTTTTTCTATAAAGCCGTCCGTCTCCGTTAAAATCAGCGCTTGAACGGATTAAAACATCAGCCGAAGTTACGGACACAGCCACTCCAGTTGCGTCAGCAACAGTCGGGTCGCTTTGCATACCCTCTGTTAAATTCGTATTACCTCCGTATAAATCACCTGTAATAAACCCGTCTCCGTTAATAATTAGTTCTTCAAACGGAGTGGTTGTCCCGATACCAACATTACCGGCAAAATAATTGTTGTACGCAGATGAATTATAAATAGAGAAGTTACCGCTCGGAATAACGCTTGTTCCGAGTAATAAATTTGTATTATTCGTTCCTACTGTCATGTTTTCTATTGCTATGCCATTCAGTTTAATTATCTGTCCCGTAGCTGAATAATTTGTGGCGTTAACAGCCAATATTCCGTAAGATGACGTTACAAGCGGAGAAGCCCCGTATAACAGCCCGCCCGCCTTGATTCCCACAGCATTATTCGTAAAAGATGTTCCCCCCATCGCCGCTAAAAAGTTTTGCCCTACCAAATTTGTAACTTTACCAGTTCCCGAATTACCAGCACCTGTATCAGTCCCGTAAACATCAGTATAATCCCCGCTTCCGTTATGATTAGCCACAAACGAAGCACCGACTAAACTTCCTGTATTATTTTTACTATTTGTATTTAAACTTTGAGCGCTAAAATATCCGCCTCTAAGATTTCCATCTGTATTGTTAGTCGGATTGGCTAAAATTTGTGAAAGATAATTCGTAAAATTTCCACTAACAACTGTATTACTTTGAGCAAATTGACTGGTATCAATAATAGCTTGTGTCAGTGTGCCTGTCGCAATAGGATTAGAATTTAAGGTCAACAGATGATTAACTGTACTCGTCCCAATCCCCAATCTGTTATTTGTATCATCCCAAAATAAATTGGAATTATCCTGCCAGAGTTGTCCTGATGACGAAGCAAAGGTTATTGAACCTGATGTGAGACCGTTTATGTTTGCGTAGGAGGAGGAAACGGGGACACCTCCACTAACAATTCCAAGAGATGAAGTGGATAATGGCTCATATAATCCCGTAGAACTCGCAATTAAAACCTGCCCGACGGTCGGAACTTGTCCCGTCCCTGTCCCGCCTTGATATGGAAATAATACAGTAGCCCCAAACAATGAATCGTCTGAGTTTGTTTTAGAAATTATAGATCCGACCAAAAAACTACCGATTACAACTCCGATAGCCAACCCTATTACAAATAACTTTTTTACACTCATATTAGTATAGATAATCACAGAGTATTTTTGAAGTTGTAGGTGGAGCGGTTACGAATGTAATTGTTGCCCCCGAAAGCGTGAAATCCTCTGTCACGGTGAATCTTTGTCCATTTACATAAACCTGCAGAGAACCGGCCGTCGGAGTGTTGGCTAAGACAAAATCCTTGTTTGATCCATTTACAGTCCCAGTCGGTACTTCATTGCGGACGTCGGTACTGGTGCCGATAGCGCTTACGAGCAATCTATGCGTGACTGGATCAGCATAAAGCGTAACGGGAGTAGTCCCATCGGAGTTGCTAACGGCGAGTAGCGTCGTTATGTAATTGTTATCTCGCTTAGCATCTCCCATATTATGTTGATTTTATCAAGAGTTTATTCGTAATTGCGTTTATATAAAGCGGTACTGGAGTGACCCCATCAACAGACGATACTGCCAACAAACAAGTTGTATAATTATCATCTCTTTTGGCGTCGTCGTTTCCCAAATCGCTCCCAGTAGAGCCACCCTCAACGTCCAAAATATGTGTAGACGGGTTAGCTCTTAATTTCAATGGAGTTACGCCATCGGCGTTACTAACACCCAACTCCGTCGTGACGTTATTATTATCGTGTTGAGCATTCATATTAGGACGCCGTGCAGGTTATTTTATCGGCAGACAATCCGCCACTTGCCCCTATAAACCAATCTCCACCGGCGCTTCTTAACTCAAAGAAATCACCGATATTCTCTCCATCGGCAACTATTGTAATGGTGTCCTCGGCATCGCAATCAACCACGGCACCCGCCACAATTAAAGCACCCTCTATATCATTTCCTCCATCCGATGTAATAATTACTATATTACCGCTAACTGCCCCAGAAACGACAAATCTATAAACAGTGCCAGCCGCTGTTGATGTAGCCGGGAGCGTTGATGTTGAGGCGGCGCCAGAAAGATAAAATGTTTTACCCGACTCAGCGACTGTAATTGTATTGCTCGCCGTAATGTTTTCGTATAATTCTTTGTAAAATAAACTCCCGATGCTCAAAGATGAAAGTTGCGAGCTCGTGGACATTTTTACATATCCATTAGCATCAACTGATACTGCCGAGCCATCTCCTGTTGTAAGCGTAAATGGAGACGAGTTATAAATTCCCAAATATCCATATTGAGAGCGAGCGGCTACGGCAAAGGTTGCCAGTCCGAAGGATATAATCGCAGCGCAGAAAAAAGTTAGCAAAATCTTCTTCATATTAGTTCTTAAAAATTAAATTACCATTTTGGTCGCAACGAAAAGATGTACCTTGCCCATCATCAAGTGTTTTCTCCGTAGATGAGTATAGGCAAGGCAAGCCGCTATCACTAAACCCCACCACCTTAACTTCTGAGTATTTTCTCCACTGATAAATGTTGAACAGAACGCTCAAAAGTAATGCTATAAATAAGATTTTTTTCATACAATTCCTAAATGTTTTTTAGCTTGTTCTAATGCTTTATATTTATCTTGAACGGATAAGTCGCTTAATTCTATGCGTCTTTTTTCTGCTTCAAGTTCGTTTTTAATGTTTTTATTGCTTTCTTTTTCAATAACTATGTCCTTATTCTCAAATAATACCTTTTTGTTAAATTCTTCCACCGCCTTATAATAATTATTCCACTTTGCGGTCAAACTATTAGCCGAGACGAGTAACAATCTTTCACTCTCTTTTATTTTAGCGTCCCTATTATTTGCATCCTCAAATCTTTCGCTCAACTCCTCGCTTCGCGAACTATAATCCAGCACTTGCTCAACCAAATCCTCTCGCTCAATCCTTATTTGCTCACGCTCTCTTTTATAATCCTCTCGCTCACAACTCGCTTCATCTATTAACTTGTTTAGATATTCCTTTGTCTCCAAAATGGGTTTTAATGCTTCTTTTTTACGCTTTTCCAACTTAACAACTTCATCTAAAACATTCTTCTTTTTAGCGTCAATCTCCATGATAAATTTATCCAATTCGTCTGAAAGTCGTTTTTTCTCTTGTGCTGTAAATTCTTTCAAACGCTTAATCTCTCCGAACTCTTTTAAGTGGTTCAGTCGTGCAAGCAAATCTGCTTCTTGTTTGTGTAGGCTTTTAATATATTTCAGCTTTTTGTTTTCCGTATCTATTTTCGCCTGCACGACTTGTGGCGCACTTAATAATTTCATAATTATTCTGGGATGTCTTGAAATTCATCCTCGTCTTCAACGACTTTTTTCGGTCGTCCTTTTTTCTTAATCTCTTTCACTTCTTCGTTTTTTTCCATCACTTCAACTTGCTCCTCAGTATTTCCCTCCTCAACTTCGGTGGAAATTTCAAATACCGCCTTGTTAAAGAGCGCCATATACATTGGAACATCCTCTGGCTTTTTTGGAGAAGTCATTTTTTCTCCATTCTTGTAAATTTCGTTTCCACTCGAGTCTTTACGGATTAACTCTCTGTTTACGAGATGTTTGGCGTAATGTTTTGCTAAGAACGCAGGCAGAAAGATTGACTCTCCCGCCTTGATTATTCTGGGTCGTCCGTCCCAATATCCAGTAAAGTCCTCAGTAGAGAAATTTACGAATTTAGCTGAATTCATATTTTTTATTGCGAGGGTGAGTCCGCAGGTTAGCACCCAGCCCCCCGCCCGAATGAACGGGGGGCAACATTAAATTAGTCAATGGTTAAGTAGATGAAGCCATAGGCAGTATCGGCAATACCGGTGAGGGCATAACCCACAGTACCTGACAGCGTAGTAGCCGAAGCCACCGATACGCCACCGGCGGCAGTAGCGCCAGCAACAACCACGTCGTCGCCAACAGTAATTGTAGAAACAGCCAACAACGGACAAGCTCCGTGAGTTTGAAGCCAGCCATAGTAAGCATCAGTCACCTTATACAGAGCAGCGCCGACAGGGGCTGATGTCTCTGTGGTCGGGGCGACAACTACTCCACTATACGGGTTCATAATACAATCAATAACCACAGTTCCAGTCGGAGTGTAAGGCACCGGGTCTTCTAAGTAGATTGTGGTTACGGCGGCAGTAGCGGCCGTATTACCCTTAATCTTCATAACCTGCCCCGCGTTAGTGGTTGCGGAGACGATTGTTAAGAAGCCACCTGCCAACTGATTTGCGGTAAGCGTAGTGGTTGTGGTGGTTACAATTGAGGTCGCACCCGCCGTAGGCGCGGTTACGGTTAGTTCTTGGAAGTTTGTAGTATCTTCCGCCGAAGCTTGATAAAGTTTGCCTGGCACAAAAGCAGTAGCCCCATTCAAAGCATAGCGGAACGCTCGACCATCATTGGTGTGGACCAACGAGCCAATGTCGTGCAATGCTGTTGAGGACTCTGAATAAATGCCTTGTGCGGCAACTACCACAGCTCCGGTTAATTGAGATTGATTCATAATCTATAAATCTCTAAGTGAATTAAGTTATCTGATTACGGACTGAATTGGTTGATGAGAATTTGCATAGTGGCAAGTGCCGTTCTGACAAATGTCACCATAGCGCCATCTCCGGCCATCAATGTAGCGTCTGTTCCCAAATCTGTGGTCGAAGCGAACATGAGTGTTCCGCTTGTATTCACAATGAACAAGGTAGATGTTACGCCAGAGGTGTTATAGAAATAAACACTCTTGGTATCTCCATTGGTAGTTAAGCAGTCGGCATAGAGCGCCGCTGCCGTCGGGAATTTAACGTGCGGAGTAGTAGTATTGCCAGGAGTAATCGGCAAATACGACTGGTCGCAAATTTGTGCCGCCGATAAGGTATTTGGAACATCGGTTTGAGCCGTAGTAGAAACCGTTACGGCAGTAGCCGCGCCACCTTGCACGAAGTTATTGGCGAAAGTATCCCCGGCCGATACATTCAAACCAGACGAAGCCGTAATCGCGCCAGAGAAAAGCATCGCTCCCGTAAATGTGCCTGCGGCAGCCGATAAATTGGCGGAGGTTTTGATGTCTTTGGCTGAATTATACCCGTCATTATACATAACATACGGGATGTAATCTTCCGCCACCATATTTCCAGAAGCGCCAAACTTGATGTCTCCATTGGAGTCCACCGGCACTTGCTGAACATACGCAGAAATACCAAAACACAACGCCACAATCGCAACTACCGCAACCAATATACCGTATATTTTAATCCCTAAATTCATATTGGTAATAAGTTAAAGGAATTAAATACCAGTAATGCTCGTGAGTTTGCCGTGTCTCTTCGGGTTGTTAGTAATAAGCTGACCACCAAAATAGATATGACCAATTACCGAGCCACCGTTCGCTGGAATAATCCAGTCGCTCCAAGAGAAGCCCAAGCCCATCGGCGCTCCATAGTCGTTGCCTTCAATTTGACTCTTATAGGCAATGGCTTTCGCTCCGTGGAATGGAAGGGCATAGAAATCAACAAAGTCCTCGTTAAGCATAATGAGGGCACCAGAAGTGCATTTCTCGTCGGCTAACACAGGAATACCGGAGTAGTCCAAGGCGGTAAAGCCGGTTCCACCGGTTAATCCTTTTGTTGAGGATGCTGTTTTGTTAATTCTCTCTTGTGGTCTTAGCAACTGTCCGTATAAATTAAACACGGTTTCAGTCGTAAAGATTGCGGTCGGCTTCTGCGAACCAGAAGTTACGGCAGCGTGCAAGGTGTCCATCTTGGCCAAAGTCAAGGTTCCAGATGAAGCGGTGACAGTTGAGCAAAGAGTGTCATAGGTTGAGCGAGATTGACCGCCGATAGTCGCGACAGAATTTCCATCATCAACTAACGCAGCCAAGCCCAATACATCTTTTGAGCTATTGCCAGTTCCATCGGCGTAGAAGGCAGTGCCTAAATCATCGGCCAAATCCTCCGTGTCTGATTGGATGGTAAGTTTCATTAAATCAATCACCTTGTCGTCGGTGTCGGCGACAGAAAGCTCATCGCCAGGCAACGCAACAGTGATTTGATGAAATGAGGGGGTAAACTCCAAGAAAATTCGGTTATCAGTCGCAGCGGTTGAAAAAGTATCAAAGCCACGAAACGAAGTGCCGGTGGTGTTCTTGCTCACCTTGATTGGAGCGCGCAACGTTCGTCCTGACCACTTTTTAGCAGCTCGGACGATGCGCTGAAAGAACACATTGGAGTTGAGAATTGTGTCCACAACGAACGGCAAATACTTTGTATTTACTGTCGTTTGGACTCTCTGTCCATATATATCCGCCATACAAAATTATTTAGTAGGAATTAAATCCTACCACGGCCTACCGCTTCCTTTGAAATCAGCAGACGTAGAGTAGGATGGCGGTTTGGTGTCTGACTTATTGTCCGAGGCGCTGGCATCTGCCAGTTTTTTTCTTTCGCCTTTATCAGAAATCTTTTCGGGACTTTTCATTATGCCGTAAGCGGCTTTATAATTCCAACGTCCCTTACTATCAACTAAGTCCAAATCAAGTACGGTTTTTAAGAGTTTATTGCGGTCTATTTTTTCTCCCGCCTCTTGTTCAAGCAAATCAGCCTGCTCATTGAAGTATGCCGTAGCATCGTCAATTCGCTTCTGCTCTGCATCTTTTTCCGCCTTTATGCGCTTGACAGCATTTTCTTCTGCTGTCTTTGCAATTTGCTCTCGGTCTTGTTGAAATGATTTCCATTGTTGTTCGTCTCCACCAAACCAGTTGGGAATTTCGGGATTATCAGTCCTCTTGGGCTTTTTAATCTCATCAATTTCCTCTTTCAGGGGTTGTAGAGCATCTTGGATTTCTTTGGCGTGGCGTTCCTCTTGTTTATTGAAACGCTCTTTCCAATTATCCTCTCGCTCTTTCCAGCGAGGATGGTCTGCAAATCCCGCATCACTACTTTTTTCTGCGTCCGAGTTTTTCCCCTCGTCCGGCTGGGGTGTAGTGTCAGTTTTTTCCGATGACGAGTCGGTAGAGTTTTCTTTCTCTTTTCCCTCCGGGAAAGCTGGGTCGCCTTCTCTTCGGGGTTGCGTCTGTTCCTCTTCCATATTTATTTGCTACGGAATGGGTGAGTTTCCTTAATTAGCACCCCAATTTTTTTTCTGGTAATTTCTTTATGTTCTTTGTTTTCTTTTCAAATTCTTTTGCGAGTTCGGGTTTTACCCCGAATAAGTATCTCGCTTGTGCTTTACTCTTAAGTGGCATATTAGGTTATTTGAACCTCTCCCAATGGAGCGGGTTGTTCCATAATTTGTTCGCCCATTTGCGGGACTTGTGGTTGTTCGCCTGGTATCTCTGGCATAGGTTCGGCGACTGGGGCTTGTGGAGCAAACATCTGCTGTATCAAGGGATTGTCTTTGTAGAGTAATTGCGGAGCGTTTACTTCAAGCCAAATATTAACAGCCATCTCTTCAGGGTTAGGAAACTCTAATCGCTTATACATATCAAGCGTAGACATTTTCCCCGCCGTGCATAAATCTATCGCTTGATTTGAAATAGTTATAGAGTCCTTCGGCAACAACGAACCTTCTTTTACGGAAACAACTACCTTTGGGGGCGTAGCGCCTTTTATAAAACGGAAGTCATTGTCGTATACATAAAGCAACTGTAAGAACCAATTATAAATATCATCGGCAAATTGCTCTAAGTATTCAGAAACTCCACCGCCAATTCTATCGGTATCCAATCCTCTATTCATTATTTTTCCTCTAACGGTATTTTCTGTTTCTAATCCAGCCGGCGTTGAACCTCTTGTACCGAATATGTCTCTTAAGCGGTTGCGAGTATCTTGAAGCTGATTAAACACATCTCCCGGCAAAGCTGATCCCTGATAAGTATCAATAGCCTCTCTTGGAGAGCCGGACGGAATAATAACTGCCCCGCCTTTTCTCAGCGCCTTAGTGACGTTTCTTGCTTGCGATGGCGTCAATCCGCTTCTTTCCTGCGACACTACAACTCCTCCATTAAGATTGTCGCAATTGTGATCAATTTGTCTGTTTCTCTTATTCAATAAATCTTGATTTGATAGGTTTTGAGAGATAAGCGAAGTTCTATCCATTGGTCTGTCGCCTATGTTGTATACCGAGAGGAATACATAAGGCATTTGTGGCGATTTGAAGTGGTTTAATCCAGGCACTTCTTCTTCCAAAGTTGTTTGATTGCCATAGTCATCAACGCTTTCCGTTTTGACTTGCTCGTCATAATTCCAATGCGGGTTCTTTCGCTTCAAGAGTATTTCGCTATCCATTTTCCAACACATATACTCAGGAGTCCACCACTCAATAAATTGTATTTCGGTAGATAAATCGTCTTTGACTCTGTCTTTGATTATACCTTGCTTACTGGGTTCAAGAATGGAGATTAGCTTAGAGGCGGTCATTTTTCGCCTCTCACCAATTCTATCGCCTGTATACCCATCCTCATCAATAAAAGCGTCTGGGTCTAAAATAAGTTTAGATGGCTTAATTATTCTAACAACGGGAATATCCTTATCCAAACCCCAGCCCATTTTAGCAACGCCAAGTAAATATAAAGCCCAATACCTTCCGGCTTTTTTAAGTTTTAATCTTAACTTATTCTTATCAGCCAAATCACCCAGATAGTTCTTCGTCTTTTGGATTTGTTTCTCGTTCTGTGGAGTGGACTCTTCCCTGTTATCAAGAGTCACTAACGGCTCAGGATTTCTCCGAGTCATCTGAGGTAAGTAAGTTTCAAGCGACTCAAAAATTAAGTTATCAACCATCGCCCTTTCTTCTTCCCCAACAGGCGAGTGGTGTTTGCCTAACCAGTATTTTTCATTCTCCTCACATTGCTTCTCCCAATCTTGACGCTTTGAAGAGTCCGTCCAGAGTTTTTCCCATTTACTTGTAAGTTTTACTATCTCGTCATCTTCCATTTCAAGGGCGAGTTCGGGCAATTTGTCGGATACAATACCCTCCCTGTTTTCAAGGGAGTCGCCTTTCTGTTTGTTTATATCCGCATTGAGCGAATTTACTTGGTCTATTTCGTTCATATTCTCCAATCTTCTTTGTCTTCGTCAAAGAAATTTAATGGATTAAAACTTACTGTGTCGTCTGGGGCTATTAAATAACTATTTGGGGCGACCGTTGGACTATCCATCACAATCATTCCATCTTCGGTAAACCTGCTCATTCCAACTCTCCAAAATACCGTTGCCAATGCTAAGTGGTCTCTGCCATTCCTTATCCATTTATAACCCTTAATTTCGTTTGTTAGCGGGTCAATAACTTTTGTCTTAGCGAGATGACTCCAATCGGCATAATATTCATACCATTCGCTTTCAGAGCCGTGAACTCGTATTCGCTTGTCTCTAAACTCATCAACCACTAATTGTATCATTCGGTTTCTATCGCAAGACACAGCCCCGTGTTCATCGCCAGTACCCCACTTAACAAGTTCTTTTGTGTGTCTATCGCCTGTTAAAGCACATAAGAATACTCTTCCTGGCCATCTATCATAAAACTTTCTACTACCTATCAAATCGCCGCCTTGGTCTATAACGGCAATCATCTTTGGCCAACGCTTCATTTTCTCATCCAATTCGTCATAATCCTCCGCGTCTTTATGAAAGAATAAACCTTTTTGATTGCCGATAACGTAATCAAGTTTCAAACCAGTATCAACCCCCATAACCACTCTCTCATCACTTGTCGGGGCATACAGTTCATTTGTTAAGTTTTGTAAAAAGTGATGTCTCAGTAATTTGCTCGAGCCATCAGCGAATGGTAGACCGAGTATCTTTGTGTAAAAGAATTCTTTCGTGGTATCGGGGTGTTTCCACTTGTCAATTAGGTCGCTTGCTGTCATCCACGGAGCGATTAGTAGTGATACCCAATATCCGCTCCACGGTCTATTTCTATACTTGGACACCCACTGTCCGGTTCTGCGGGCTTCTGTATCAATTTCTGCCTTACAATGTTTACAGACAAATATCCTTCTTTCAAAGTCCACGCTCATATTGTCGGGATTTTCTATGTCCCAAGAAAGAAACTGCCATTTACTGCACAACTTACATTTTACAAACCAATGCTTTTGGTCGCTTACCAACCAATCAGCGTGAACACCTGTTTCGGGTAAAGACGGATGGCTGAAAGTGTGCGTCTGTCTAAACTTTGAATGTTGCAAACGAGCTTGATAATCGGCTATGATATCCAACTTCGAACTGTCTTTTTCATCATGGACCAATCTGTCAGCCGTCACTGATATGGCCGCCTTCTTTGTCCAAGTTCCTCTAAAATAAATCATTGAGTTTCCCACCTTCTTTTGCTCAACACTGTCTTTGCTGTCTGTCCCACGCAAGTCGGCGAGTATACATGGATTGTTAGCTATGATACGATTGACCTTGCCTCCCACAAATACGCCCACATCGCTATCAGTCGGTTGAGTAAATATGATATCCATTTTCTTCCGTCGAGCATCATAAAAGTTTTTGAGTATCTCGAGCGTTGTCATTCCTACCTGCGCGCCCTTCATACAGGTTAAGTTCTGCGATTGGTCTCGGTAAATATCAAAGAGAAATGGATGTTCGTCAAAGTTTATCAAATCACCTTTTTCATTCTTGATTTGGTTCTCAACAATCCAAGCGTGTATTGAAAAATCGCTTAGATTAGACATATTAGTCAAACTTACCAAATATCTTTTTTTCTACTTTTGCTTCTATCAATACACCACAGTTCAAACAACAATTCTTTTCATCAAAATCTGTGCCACAAATAGGGCACTTAATGATATAGGCGACCAACTTTATCGGCTTTTTATTATTGTCATTCGTCTGTTCAAATAGTATATAACTTTTGTTGTCCATATTATTTTGTCAAATACTTTGCCCTTAATTTGTCCTCAAATTCTTTTACGATGTCTTTATACTTCTCGGCTTCGCTACTATCAACAATAATCGCGCCATTATCGCCGACACCTTGAATTCTTTGTGGGGCTTTATCATTCATAATTTTAGCGGCTTTTAATCCCCATTCAATCTTGTCTTTGTCCTTCATCTGCTTGCCACACTCTTTCTTTGCGTCATTTACCAAATCAACTAAAAAATCCAGCACTTCTGGCAATGCTTTATCAAGCTTCTTGAAGTATTCAAACTCCAACTTGACCTTGTGTCTTCCGCCTCCCTTGTTGCCTGGATTGCCTCCTTTGCGAGCCATAATGTTAAAACTTATGTATTTTGCTTAAAATATAGGAATTTCCAATTTACTAAAATACTTCACCGCCTCATCACTTCCGACACGAAAACCATAGATGAGTTCCATTAGTTTTATAAATTCCATAATTTTTCTCTAAAATCTGCGAGCAAGATTGCTGGTTGTAATCTTCACGAACTTTTGATACAGGACTTATAAGCCGTAGCTGATAGGGCGCATGATTAAGTTCGTGCTTTCCTTACACATAATTGTAATGTTCAATCTGCGCGCAGGTTTTAATTAAAAATCTTTTATAACCGAGCCAAAAGTGAATTATTTAATCGTTATACGGCATCCCGACCGGCATTTCCGGGTCTGCCCTGTCTAAACTCTCCACCCATCTAAACCATAGGGCTTCCCGAATAACATCTTTTAACGCTTTACGCTGTTGAATATCTCCTGAAGTGGCGTCAATAATCGTTAGCAATATCCCTTGTAAACTACATAAATCTTTATAAGTTATTTTTGCGTAGTATGCTTCTGCGCTTTGTCGTGCATCTTTTGGTAACTTTAACATAAACTTTAACTTTAACTTGACTCGGTTGTAAAAGAGCTTTACTTTCTCGCCGCCAATCACGAGTTCCTTTCGCAATTAGCGGTTATTTACTCTTTGCCATTCTTACGAATGACGGCGAAAAAATAAAAAATCGGATTAAAAATCCGACTACTTGCGTTTCTTGCTTACTTTTGAACCTTTTTTTTCTGAACAGGCCATATTTTTATTGATAATAACTAATTTTAACAGTTTTCAAATTTTTTTCTTTCCAAGTATCACTTCCTTTATCGTGCAGATATTTATAAAGCTCCCTTCTTAATTTCACGGCTTCCATTCTATATTCGCTTCCCGCCCACTTAGTATACCAACAGGGAAACCAATTATCATCGCCCTTAAACCTTACAACATTCAAAAAGAACGGTTTTCCTAATGTTTCTATAATTAACTTATTTAATGGGTCTTTCACGGGCATATTTATAAATTAGGAATAAACACTAAAACCATTTCTCCGTCTTATTGCTTGCTCTCACCTCGCGGATTGATTATCGCATTAGACCAAAGGCACAGTAGTTAGCATTTGAGATAAGTATACGCCTTTTTTTGGGATTTGTCAAGATTTGGGGGTTAAGTTTTTTTGGTAATGTTCGGATTCTTTTTCCGTCAAATAAAATTTACGTGTTATAGAATAACAATTTTTGAGTATTTGTATTGTTGGCTCTGTATCTGGCGGTAATTCGTATCCGTTGATTGTCCTTTTTATACAAACACCATCTTTGTTGTATTCTAATATCATTTCAAATAATTCGTCTTTCATAGTCATTTAGTTATTTTATAAACCTATCATACAGAATTATTGAACCAGCGGTTGCCACGTTCATACTAAAAGTTTTTGTTGTAGGAATAACTACCGTTATATATTTCTTATAAATAATCGGCGGTATGCCCTTATCTTCCGCTCCAAGCATATAAATTGCTCTCTTGGGATGCTTAAATTCTTTTAGATTGATACTCTGTTTATTAAGTTCAACACAAATTATCTCGCTATCTTTTGGTTGTGATTTTCTAAATTCGGAAAATGTCTTAAATTGCCACAGTGGTATATTGTTCCAAGTTTTACAGGTATCACTCGCTTGTTTTTTGTATCTATCGCCTATTGTAAAAATAAAGCTCGCACCAAACAAAAACGCACTTCTCCACAAAGTTCCAAGATTTTCTATTGTCTTTGGATGATAAATTCCAATTCCAAAATATCCTTTCATAATAAATTATTTATTTTTATTCCAATGTTCAATCGCCTTTTTTCTGTGATAATCCTTTCTCCTTTGTTCATTATCTCTTTTTTTATCATAGCACTTTCTACATAAATCTCCGACCTTTCTGTGAGCGTTTGTGCTTCCGCAATTACATTTCCAAGGACTCCAAACTTGTAATGCCTCACGGCAAATAGGACAAGGATAATTGGGATTATGAAGAGCAGAACAAACAGGACATTTGATTATCTTGCCGGTCTTAAATTGAAAAACAGTTGCGAAGTTTATTTCGGTCATAAAAGTTCTATAAATTCTTTTGTATTATATCCTTTGAAGTAAAAAAATCCCCTAAAATCTCCCCCGCTTCCATCTCTGAATATCTTATGAATTCTGTACCAAAAACCATCACCATCAACGCTCGGACTAATTGACAACACTTTTATTTTATCGCCCCACATAACAAAATCTTTTCCGATTAACTTTTGGATTTTTTTAATTAAGTCCTTGTTTTGCTCATTATTCTTTTTTCTTCTATCTCTAACCTTTTTTGCTTTATATCTTTCAAAATTAAGATGATTTTGTATTTGTTCGTCTGTATATCCCAACTTTTTCCAGCGTTCTATTCTATTTCCCATATTTCATAGTAAATTAAATAATTCCGTGTATTTATCAATGAGTTCTAACATAACTTCAAAATTAATTCGTCTATCGTGTAAATCAGCCAATACTCGCCTCCGGCAATTTTAAGTTTTCTCTCAAACTCTTTTTGATGTTCGCTTTGTTTATTTTTTCCAATTTTACACTCAATACCAATATACTTTCCGCCTATTACGGCGACAATATCTGGCGCGCCTTTTGAACCGAAACAAAAAAATCTTTGCTTGCCTTTATATTCCCCCATAAACGCGCCACTATTTTGTCTGTAATGGAATATCTTTTTTGCCGTTAAATAGTCCATACACGCTCGGACAAGTTGTGTTTCATTCTGGGACATAAGTAATTTCTTCATAATTACAACGCTCAATTTTTTCTCCCTGTGTGTGTTCGCCAATATGGTGTTCTGCGCAAGTAAAAATAATATTTTCTGGGTCAAGCGACCATTCATCTGTTTGTCCGTTTCTGCTATCTGTATGGGCGAAGTTTATCCATTTAGGTTCAACAATATATTTTCCGCACCGCCCCCCGCCAATCATAACCTCGCACCGATTATCGGCTCGGTCAATTACTTTGCGACAAGATACCCGATAGCGTGCGAGGTTCGCGCCAGACCTTTTCATACTTTTTCTTTCTTTTTAATTGGCTTCAAGACATAGGTTTGCCCCAAAGCACTCACCATCAAAGTTCCGTCCGCCCCGGCTACTGCGGGATTTTTAACCAAATCGGCTAAAATTGCCCCGACTGCATCCTCCTTTGTTTTATACCCTGCTGTCTTGTAGTTTACCATACAAAAATGTTAATGCGGTTAATTCCGCAAGAATAAATTAAGATTTTGAACATACATCAATTAAAAATTCAGTAAATGGCTTAAATTGTTTTATCATTTCATCAATTTTGTTATCTAATTCAATAATTTCTTTATCTATTTTTTTCATACGCATTTTATATATTTATTTAATAAAAAAATCTCTGCTTAACTTCTGTAATTGCTTCATTCCATCCATTATCAAAATTACCAAAAACTTCTTTCTCACTCGGTATTCTATACTTTATCGCTTCAATAATTCTATCTAACATTTCTGCCTCGCCGATTTCATCTATATTTAATATAATTTTTATTCGTTCCCGCAGTGTCGGGGTAGGTTCTGTCATATTTTTTCATTAGTGGTTAAAACATACTTATTATTATCAAGCCATTTTATAATCGGCTCTCCTTTATATTCTTTTTCCCATACATACCACGCATACACCATCATACCGGTGTTATATTTTCCATCTTCTCTTAATTGTTCTCCGAGCATCGGGTATCTCGTAAAAATATAAACTCTCGCTAATGGAAAATTTCTTTCCGTCCAAATAGTATCAAATCTTTTTTTCCCGTGAAGATAAGAAAGCGGAAGTAAAAATATTATCTTTTTTCTTGCTACTTGTTTTGCTTTCAAAATAAATTCTTGTGCTTTTGAAAATGGTGGGTTCGTTATTATGGTATCAAAGTGATTTTGTTCTCTAAGAAAATCCTTTTCAATATCATAGGCAACTCCACCGACTAATTTACTTATAGCACCATTCCCACAAGCGGGTTCAAGCACATTTCCCAATAACTCCTCATTTTCTAATAATAACCAAGTTAACGAATACGGGGTTTCATAAAAATCTGATTTTCGCCTTTTGCCCGTGTTATTTGTTGAGAAGTTTTTTCCCATATCACTTACAAATTATATATTTATTATTAACTAATTTTCCGTGTTCTTTTACACTTTCTAAAATCCATTCTTTACATTTTTTACATTTCACGAATTTGGGCTTTAATCGCTCGTTAGAGAGGTCTTTGGTTGTTTTGGTATGATTGGCTATCTTTGTCATAAAAATTGCTTATACGCTCATTTTGAGCCTTATAGGGGGTTCTGGGCTAATACTTCCCCTACACTTTGGGGATTTTTAGTTAGGTGCTGTTCTTTTAGGAGATAAGTTTGTCCGCACTGATAACATCTCACAAAGTATCTTCTGTCTTCTAAAATAATTCTGGCTTCGCCTTCGCAATGCTTACACTTGATAAATTGTCCGGCTATATTTTTCATATTTTAGATTTTAATTCTTTGATGTCGTGGATTAAGTCGTGAAGTTCGTCTAAATGCTCTTCACTGATGAAAACTATTTCCTTAAACTTTTTTCCTTTGAGTTTTTTCCAGCCGTTTTTGAAACGAAGGATTATATTTGTGGACTCCATAAATTAAAATTATAGTGAGTTAAACATTTCTGTTATTTCTTTTATTTCTGTTTGTCCGCTTTCGTATTCTGAAAGTGTCGGTGGTTCATCAACAAAAGTTCCTTTGATAAAATACACATCTCTCATCGTTTCGGGATAGCCACGACCTTTTTGGAGATATACAACTGTGGGATAAATTGCTTCAAGGTCAGAAGTTTTAGCAACCTTGATAATTCTATCCGCGCCATCTCTAATTTTACCGCTTCCGCCCATTTCGTCTAAACCCATATCTTTCGCACCAGACATAGTTTTTCGGTAGTGATGTATCAGGACTACAGGGATTGTTGTTTGTGAAGTGAAATTGAGAATACTTTTTGTTATGCGTTTCTGCCGGTCTAAATCGCTCTCTCTACTTTTGGCGGAAATTAGGTCAAGGTTGTCTATGAAGACAATATCAGTTTCGCCGTTGTTTTTAATCAGGTCTTCAATGTCTTCCCATTGAACCTCGCCCGTTCTGCGGAGTCCGACTATTTTGAGATTTGGAACAGTATCAAGTTCGTCTATTTTTCGTTTGTATGCTTTTTGTTTGTGTTCGGGGATTAAATAATCGTATTCTTCGCCGATTGTAATACCTGAATACTTGCGTCCGAAGTCGTCTTTGATGTCGTTCTCGTCCATTTCCAAAGAAAGAAAAAGCACCTTGTGTCCCAGCCGGGCGTTTTTACAAGCCATATCAAAAACAAAAGTCGTCTTGCCTGTTCCTGATTTTGAAGCCACTATGATGAAGTTTCCACGCTTAATAATTGCGAGTGAAGTATCTAAACCGCGCGTTCCCCAAGTATAACGGAGTTTATAATCTTTCTTAACGGGGATAACTTCCAACTTCTTGATTTTTTCTTTTTGAAGTTCGGCTCGTGAAAGTTCCTTGAAATCTAAATTGTATTCTTTACAAATCCATTTATAAGCATCGCCGTAATCTATTTTCAAAATGTCCGCGATAGCGGTTATCCTATTTCCCTTGTAGGGTTCGTGAGATGACGAAGCGAGATAATCCCTGTTCCCCCTGCGTCCGATAAAAGTTCCTGTTGTCTTTCCAATAGGGTCAATCAAATGTCCGGACTTATCAAACGACACGGGTCGCCCGATTGAACCGAACGCGCGAATAATCATTTCTCTAAAATCAAGTTTCTCAATGGCGTTAAAAACGGGATTTGAACCCTCTTGAACTTTCGGGATATATTCGGGTTTCTCTTCTATCGGAAAAAGTTTTTCCAATTCATCAAACGAATAAACCTTATCAGATTTATGAATAAAATCGCAAAGGTATGGCTCTTCTTTACAGTGATTATAACCTGCTAAACGGAGTATTCTTGAACAATCATAAACATTATCCGCCTTACAGCCGAACTCTTTTGACCACTCCACTATGCCTTTAATTATCCGAGTATATCTTAACTTGTTTTCATCGGTCGGTTCGCTATCGGATATTTTCCAAAGTGGTTGAAGTCCGTTTGAAGTATCTATCACTAACGAGGGTTCGCATTTTTTTAACAGGGCTTCCAAAAGAACCTGTTTTTTATCTTGTCGTTCTTTACGAGTTTGTCCATCCCCAGATTTAGCAATATCAAGGTCGCCATAAACATAACGAAGTTTAGTACAGTTCTCGGACTTTCTCGCCCCGTCAAACTCATTGACCGAAAAATACACCCCCCACATTCTGGCGTTCCACTCTCTAAACAGTTTTTCGTCTTTTTTGAAATACTGTTTAGCACCGGCGACTAATTTGCGGTCGTCCAATAAAGCATATATTGTTGACCCGTTTTTCATATTTTTATAAACTGATTATGTGCTTAACTTTGAGTAGTTCGTCTGTGGTGTGATTATTTAGGAATTTCCAGCAAGCCGTTTCTTCCCCATATTTAGCAAGTAGCTCTCGCGCGACTTTTTCAAGGGGGTTCTCAATGGGTTTATCCGCATTCCAGCGTTTTTGATTTGTTTCCCAAGTTCGTATCGCCCCTTGCCAATCTTTCATTTTCGCCCCGTTCTTCATAAGCCACCCCGTTGTGGTATTCCGGTCTATGAAGTATTGGGGGTCTATCCCATTGTTTCGTTCATCGCAATAGTGCTTTACCATTTCAAAAGAGGGAGGGATGATTTTACTTTCTTTTGTATTTTCTTTTGTTTCTTTTGTGTGTATAACCGGTTTAACTAGTTGGGGGGCTTCCGCTTTACTAGTTGATTGCTTACGCTTAACTAGTTTAACCCCGCTTACTAGTTCCCAAGTTGTAGCATATTTGTTTATTTCCCATATATTTGAGCAGTTTTTGCTATCTCCACGCTTAACTAGTTTAACTATATTAACTAGTTGTAGGTTCTTTAACGCTTTTACGATTGACGGTCTTGTCCGTTTTAACCCTATTTCAAACTGCGTTAAACTTATCTCGTCCTGTTTTTTTTGAAATCCGTATGTCTTTCGGATTATGAAAAGTGCCACAGCCAACTCGCACCCCTTGAAAGGAACGGTAATCAGTTCTTCTATCAGAGGGTTTACTATTCTAGTAAAGTTCCCATTTTCTACCTGTAGGTCTTTATTCATAATAAAAAATCTATTATCTGGATACCACACTTGCCACGGCTCACGCGAACCGCCACCGGTTTTACGGTGATGTAGTATCCATATAATAGATTACTATGAAACGTGATTTTTGGCATATTGTATTTTAGGTAATTATAACAGGTTTTAGGAATAAAGCAAATGGGGCTTGGGGATAAACTGTGGATTATTTTTTGTTAAGAGTTTTCAAGTTTTCTCAACATTTTTCCCAAATGAGGAAATCCCATTTTTTCTATTACTTTAGAGCAATAACACGGTTCGGTGTCATTAAAATCATCAGAATGAGAACCACGAGTATGCGTAATGGGACAAGCTGGACAGTTTCCTTTTCTGCATTCCCCATTATGAGGAATAAACTTAATACAACCCTCAAGATGATACCCATTTATATGACCGCAAGTTTCACAATATAATTCTTTTGCCGGCTCTTTTGTATATTTAATATCAGTGACCTTTTCATCTTTTAATTTAGATTTGTCTATTGGTTTTCCGCAATTAAGACAATTCGCATCGTCTTCGTAGAAGTCCTCGCCGCAATCACATTGATATGTTTTTACTGTTTTCATATTTTTTAATTAAATTTCATTTACTTTTTGATGAGGCGAGATTGCTTATTGTCCATAATCCAGCTTATGAACTATTTGTCGCCCCATCAAGGAGGAAAGGAGTGTTGAGTATAGGATAGCACAGATAAAAGTTTTTGTAAAGGGGATAACTCTGAACAGGGCTTGACACAATGTTTATTTCGTGTTATTATGTTTTTATGATACAACCAAATACAATTTATAACGAAGATTGTTTAGAAACAATGAAACGAATGCCAGATAATTTTTTAGATTTAACAGTTACTTCTCCACCATACGATAACCTTCGGGATTATAAAGGATATTCGTTTGACTTTGAAAGTATAGCAAAGGATTTATTTAGAGTAACGAAAAAAGGCGGAGTAGTGGTTTGGGTAGTTGGAGATGCCACGATAAAAGGAAGTGAAACAGGCACATCTTTCAAACAGGCACTTTACTTTTTTGAGTATATGTTTGTCTTTTCTAAAGGAAAACCAAAAACTTTTAATCCGATTTTAGAACAATGTAAAACAAGTGGTGCTTATACACATAGAAGAAATACTGGACGTGCTGTGGAATCTTCAACTAGAAATAGAGATGAAATAACAATAACTAGACCAACTAAATATAAAGGAAATGTTTTTGAATATGTAATCGGTAGCAAAAAGGGTGGAACTGGAAACCATACTGCACCATTCCCAGAAAAACTAGCAGAAGACCATATTCTATCTTGGTCTAATGAAGGAGATACAGTCTACGACCCATTTATGGGAAGTGGAACTACTGCTAAGATGGCAAAACTTCTTAATAGAAATTACATAGGTAGCGAAATAAGTAGCGAATACTGTGAAATAATTAAAAAACGTCTTGCTCAACAAACTTTATTATAAGAGAATTAAAAATTTACCTATTAAATTATTATGACATATAGCAAATACAAACAGAAAAAAATCGGCGAGTTAAAACAGAAAGTTTTTGCCCTTTACAAACAGGGATACACATTAAGAGAAGTTTCTGATTTGATTAAAAAAGAGCGTTCATATACTTGGATTTTGAATGCCGTAAAAGAGTTGGAAAAGCCCGAAAACATTGCCTAATCCGAGTTATACACAGGATAGGTCTGGACAAGATTTAACAAGTATGATATTATAAGTAGGTGAAAGCAACGAGCCACAAGCTCTCTTTCACTCCTTACAAAGTGCCGGCAAGTTAGATGATAAGACAGCCACGGCTTGCTTACCCACGATTTGCCGGATATAAAATAATTCGCTCACTTAATTAAAAGTAAATATAAATTATATGACCAGAATATACAAGACACAAGAAGCCGTAGAAAAAGATATTAAAGACGGAGTATTAAATTGTAATTATGAGGATGTAAAATTTGAATGTAATATAAATATCCGAGCGAGCATAATCAATGCCAGCGACATCAGTGCCCACGACATCAATGCCTACGACATCAGTGCCAGCGGCATCAATGCCCACGACATCAATGCCTACGACATCAATGCCGGCGACATCGATGCCTACGACATCAGTGCCTACGACATTTCCTATTATGCGTTTTTAACCTCTTATAAATCCATAAAATGTAAATCTTGGAAAAAAAGACGAGATAATGCTCACGACCCGATTTGTCTTGACGGAAAATTAGAGATTATAGACCACGAAATCACGGAATTAACCTTAGAGCAAATCGCTGAAAAATTTGGCAAAGATGTTAAAAATATTAAGATTAAAAAATAATATGAACAAACTAATCGGCGCACTTATCCTAATAGCACTCGCAGTTGGCTTTACCTTATTCTTAATTTATTACTCCATACCAAAATCAGAACGCAATGAATGTTTGGAGTGGAAAGTTTGGGAAGTGGAAAACAACTACAAGCCATTAGAGTGGCAAGTAGAACAATGCTCGCATTATAATCTTAACTTCAAACCTTAATATGGAAAATCAAGAATTAAAAGATAGGTGGATAAAATTATTGCGACAAAAAGCCAATTATGAACACGAAGCGAGGAAGCAACACGAGGTGGTGTGTAGCCCAAGTATAGATGACATTTGCAATGAAATAGAAGCATTTTTTACTGGATTAAATTCTAAATAATATGGAAACTAAAGAGAAATTAAAATTAGCCAATAAACTTTCAACAGATATTTCAGAATTAGAAGACTTTATTGATTTATTAAAAAAGGGCGGAGAAATGTATCGTGGCGGAGAAGACAAAATAAACAACTTTCAGCGATTAAGTGTATGTATAGATTTATGGACTGGTTCGCTTTCCTCCGCTTATGAAAGAGCAATCCGCAATGGTGAAATTATTTATCGCTGTAAAGATATTTTAATATCAGTGTTGGCAGAAGAATTGGACAATTTGAAAAAGGAGTTTGAACAATTATTTTCTTTTATTAAGCAATAATTAAATAATATGGAAAACCCCACACGAGAGCAAAAAAGAGAAAAAACAAAACAGTGGCTTGATAAGTTTTTCCGTAATTTACAAGGACGATACGAAGCAATGTCCGAAGGTTCGGTTGAAAGATTTCAAGCAAGAATGCGCCAAATGGAAAGTGATAAGCAGATATTTGAAAAACTTGATTTTACTAAATTGGATATTCAATATCCTGAATATAACTAATATGAAACAATACGCCGTATACAATCCCAACAACCAATCAGTTAGTGATTTACCTATAATCTATGGCTTCAACAATGGCGGCAGGACAGGTTTACTTTCAGCTCAACTTATTGCAGAAGATGGAACACCACTCGGCGGACACGCTTGTTCGTCAGAGGGATTTATGTTGGGTGATTTGGGGATTTTAGAAGGGGAGAGAACAGATAGACACGAAGGTTTTAAAAAACATTATCCTAACGGATATAGAATGGATTTTGTTAGCTATGATGATGTGCGTAGTCACGAAGGATTAAAAAAGGCGTTTGAATTAAACATACTCCAAAAACCTGAACCAGAAGGCAGTAAAGCAAGTGTTGAGATTGAAGTGTCTAACTCTTAAATATTAATTTATGTTTGGAAACGATCATCTCCCCGCCGATAATCAGCACATAGACGAAGACGAACTCACAGAAGAAGAAAAAGACCAAGCGGAGTTTGAACCTAATCTTAATCCCGAAGATAATAATTTGATATGACAATACTTCAAAAACTAAAAGACGCGCGAGCCGAAATTAAAAAGTCAAATCTAAAAAAAGCTGGACGAAACGAATACTCAAAATTTGACTACTACACGCCCGAACAAGTGGAGCAATTAGTGGACAACGCTTGCGAGAAAACCAATACTATCGTTTTGTGTAATTTAGAATCTGACGAATTTGGATTGTATCAACAACTTTTCTTTATAGATTTAGAGAGTGGAGAAAAATTACAATTTATAATGCGAACTAAACACGGCTCAATTACAGCCACAAACGAAACACAACAAATGGGCGGAACAGACACATATTCAGAAAGATATATCAAGATGAAAGTTTTTCAGATTAAAGACAATAACCTTGATTTTGATAGCCAAGATGGACGCAAGAAATATCCCGCCTATACTCCAAAGCAAAAACTCACGCCTGATGAAAAAGAAAAGTATGGCGCGCGTAAAGTCGTGCCGGTGGAAGATGACGGCAAAGAATTACCTTTTGAAAGTAAATAATAAATATGTCTATCCTCATACTTAAAAATATCCAACACGACCAAAAAACAGGAAAATCGGGCAAACAATTTGTGTCTTGTAAATTGATTGTAGCCAGTAAAGACGGCGGGCGGGATACTTGGATTTCTGGGTTCGGTTCGGAAATAACAAAAACTTGGCGAGCAGGCGATGCGATTGATGTTGATGTCGTAAAAAACGGAGAGTATTGGAACTTTGAAGAAAACCCGAACACAAAACCCAGTCCCGATAAAACTATGGTGCTTTTGACCGAAATAAACGCCAAATTAGACCTCTTATTGGCTCACGGGTCATCTCATACCACCCCCACCGAACAAAACGCTGTAATGGCAGGATTTGGGGCTGTGGGGGGTATTACGACCCCGCCAGTAGACGATATTCCCGAATTTTTAAGATAATATGTCTCAAACTTGCGAGTCCTTAATGACAATTCTTGAAAACAAAGTCATAAACAACGAACCAATCGGCGCGAGTTATTATTGCGAAATGGCTTTGCGAGTAAACGCTCTAAAAGGTGAATTGGATAACAAGATTGCTTGTTTAGAAGCCCAAATGATGAATATAGAAGCCGAATTGGTCGGACAAGATATGCCTTCTTCAAAAGCAAAAACTCTGGCGCGTTCGCAAATTGACTTCAAGAAACTATTAGAATTAAAAGCCAAAGAAAAAAGAGTTGAGCAGTTTATAATGCTGGCTAAAAAGAGAGCGACAATAAATGAGTATTAGTATGAACCTCCTCCTCCACAGATTAAAAGCAAATATAAATCTGTATTGGAACAGGTATATTAGAAAATTAAAAGAATTTATATGGAAAAAATAAAATGCGAGAATTGTGGCAAAGAGGATAATACGGTTTGTGTAAGAGAAATTAAAGAAAATGGAGTTGTGGGATATTATGAAGTATCCGTAAAGTGGTGTGATGAATGTGCGGGAAGACATAATAAACATTTGTTAGAAACTTGGGGTGGTGATTAAAAGAGTTTATTAAATCATTATGAAAAATAAATATGTAGTTGAGTGTGAAAATAATGTCGGATATATCATAGAAACTCATCACAAAACATTATTAGGCGCGCGTAAAAAGCTCAAAAAAGAAAAAAGTTTAGATGAGGATTGCGAAACATCATTCAAATATCGTATTGTTAAAATAATTGAATAATCCCCTAACAGGGAGTAATAAATAAATATGAAAAAATGGAAAGGCATAACAGAAAAAAGAGTAAATATGGGTGCATTTGATTTTGATATTATTGTGGTAGTTGGCGATTATAAAACTGCTTGCGCTTATGCTCTTTGGAAATTTGAAGATAAAGAAACTAACTTAGAAGATTTTGATAATGGTTATATCCCAAGAGGAAAATGTTTTTTTAGAATAGGATATGTGCCAGTTATTTGGATACCAAAAATACCAAGAACAAAGAGAGAACACGCAACTTTTGCTCACGAATGTTTACACGCGATATTTCATCTTTTTGACTGGGCTAATATCCCAATAACAAGAGAGACGGAAGAAGTTATGGCACATTCTATGGCTCATTTAATAACTAATGGAATAAGTTAACTCTTAAAGTTTAATAATTAAATAATATGGAACCAGAAATAAACCAAGCAATAAGAGAAAAATTAGAAGAATTAGGAATAGATACAAAAAAAGTTTACGGAGAATACACCTTGGTTGGTCATTTGGTTGGAGTATTTTACGAACACAGAAAAGAACATTACGAGAGAATGGCGTCAATGGTAAATTCTCACGGTTTTATTGGTTATCTTATGGGAGAATATCGCTTAAGTAGCAATAATTAACTGACGGCTCGTCTGCCGTCTGGTGGGGTTATTATGCCATAGATTTTGGTTCAATTCCAAACGTAGTTTAATGGTAAAACAATGGCGGTATGACTTCACCACGAGGGCAGATGAGAAATTAAATATAGATTATGAACCGCATTACTCACGAAACAAAAACTCCGTCCTTTATGGATAGAGAAATAATGCCAAGATTGTGGCTACTTGCTTTGTTTGCTTTTCTTATTTCCGTTATAATCGGGTGGGGTTGGTCAGTTTATAAATTAAGAGCAGCGGTGAGAGTGGCGACAGAAAAAGAATTTGATTATCGTATTCGGTTAACTCAATTTCCTAAATTAAGTGGTTTAGTGCCGGTAGAAAATTGCGGGAAGGATGAAACATTCGGCGTGGTAGACACACGAACCGGCAAAGTAGAGCAAATTTATACTCTCATAAGTGGCGCGACAATTTATTCCTATAATTCAGAAGTCGGGCAAACAGATAATTCTCCCAGAGTAACCGCAAGCGGTAAAGAAGTTTATGATGGATTGATTGCTAATAACTGTTTGCCGTTCGGAACAAAAATTGAATGGAACGGAAAGATTTATACGGTGGACGACCGGATGAACAAACGCTATAATTGTAAAAATTTTGATATTTGGAAAGAAAGCAAACAGGAAAGTTTAGATTTTGGCGTAAAATATAATCAAACTATAAAAGTATTATAAAAAAACCCTCCCGATTAAGAGAGGGATAAATATAAAGTATGAAGTCAAAAGACATTCGTGCGCAGTTAGACAAACAGGCGGGGGAAGATGCTATTAAGCTACAAGAGCGCAAAGAGGCGTTTGCGAAAGAAATGGAAGTCGTCTGTAAAAAATACGACTTGGTATTTGCGTCGCAAGCACTTTTAACGCCGGACGGACGCATAACTTCGCGACCACAATTGATTGACGGAAAACTCGTCAGAGAGGCGGAGGCAAAACAAAAAACACTTTCTGAATAATATGATATTTGGCATAATAATTGGTATATTGATTTCAATTTTAATTATTTTAACTACCTTAATATGTAGAACTCCAATAAATCAGGTCATTGCTCGGGTCAATAGCAATCTCCCACATATTAAAGAAAAAGGGTTCATAGTAGAGCCCCAATCCGACGAGGAAGAGAGGCGGGAGGAAATACTTAAGAGAAATAAAAAAGAAGGTAAACTAACTAAATTAAACGATTTATATGATATCACCGAGGAGTAAATATATCTTGGTCGAGCCACTCAAGGAAAATACCAAGACAAAAAGCGGGCTTTTAATCCCGTCATCAGTAGAACAAGAACAGAGAGCGATCGCGACTGTTATAGCCGTGGGGAAAGAAATCGGAGACATAAAAAAAGGCGATAAGATTATTCACGGGGCTTTTGCCGGAGATAAAATAAAAATGTCTAAGGGCGGAAAGGTTGTTGATTACATTTTGCTCCACGACGATGATGTAATTGCTTTTTATGAGGTATGATTGTAAATACGGACTTCCGCACGATTTTAAGATAATTCACGAAAACCCACAAGTAAAATGGGAGGTTTGCCAAATCTGTAATAAGAAAGTAAAGTGGAATAAGGGATATAGGGGTAGAGTGGCAAATGTGGAATATCTCAAAGCCCACATCAGGCAGTTTGCGCAAAAATTCGGTAGAACAAAACAAATTTATAACAAACTATATAACCCAGATAAATGTATAATTCATATATGATAGTCCAAAAAAATACTTTTGAAGTTATTAAATCAACAGTAAATAAGATGGTGGATTTTATTAAACCGACTTATGGACCGGCGGGGAATAAAATTATTATTTCAAAAACTCCATATTTTATGGTAGTTGATGACGGGGTTCAAGGGGCAAGAGATTACGAATTGGAAGACCCGGCAGAGAATGCGGTGGTTAAATTGATTAGAGAGGTAGCCATTAAAACAAATGACAGAGTTGGAGACGGGACTACCTCATCCCTGATTATGCTTCAAGCAATAATCAATGAGGTAGACCAGTACTCCCACATAGACGGGCGAGCGATTTCATTGGAACTTAAAAATGGATTTGAGGACTTCAAGAAACAAATAACAAAATCGTCTAAGCCGATTAAAACAAAAGAAGAATTAAAAAAGGTAGCAATGGTGTCTTTTGATAATGAAAAAGTCGCCGAGATGATTTCCGAACTTTATTTCAAATTGGGTAAAGACGCGGTTATTACGATTGATCGCTCGTCAGGCATGGAAATTGAGAGTGAAATTTCAACTGGAATTAAATTGAATAAGGGATACATCAGTCCGTATATGGTCACTAACCCAGAGAGGATGGAGGGGGTTATTGAGAAGCCGTATATTTTAATCACCGATTATAGGATCACGGAAAACTCCGATATTCTCCCGCTGATGGAAAAAATGGTGAAAGCCAGTATAAGCAATCTCGTTATTATTTGCGAGAATGTAGAGCAGACAGCCTTGCAAACCCTCGTCTTAAATAGGGTGCAGGGTAAATTTTTGACAATCGCCGTGAATACGCCATCCAATGACAGGGTGGTGTTGGAGGACATCGCCCTCTTGACCGGCGCCAAACTATTTAGTGAAGCAAAAGGCGACAGACTGGAGAGCGTCGAGATTTCTGATCTGGGAAGGGCGGAAAGGTTTATATCAAAAAAAGACGAGTCGGTTATCATCAATCCCAAGGGAAATAAGAAGGAAATCAGAGAGGCGACTGGGCTACTTCGTTCTGCGATTGGACTCGAGAAAACTCAGTCCGGTAAGAACGAGCTCAAAAAGAGATTGGGAATGTATACAAATAGCATCGCTGTTATAAAAGTCGGCGCTCCTACGGAGAATGAGCAGAGAGCTTTGAAGTATAAAGTAGAGGACGCTGTAAACGCCGTAAAAGTCGCCTACAACAGTGGTGTAGTGTGCGGAGCCGGACTTGCCCTTGCACGCATTAAAACCTCTTCCACCATCCTAAATAAGGCGTTAAAATACCCCTCAAAACAACTTATGAGGAATATGGATAGAGATGAGAAAGACATACCCGAAAAAGAAGCGTTAAATGTAATTACGGGTGAAATCGGCGAACCGATAAAAGTTGGAGTGATTGACCCCGTAGATGTTTTGATAGCAGGAGTTGAAAGCGCTATCTCTATCGCCTCAATGCTCATAACGAGTTCAGGGATGATTGTTGAAGTTCCTAAAAAAGAATAATATGACTGTGCAAATTATCCTATTTTTTCTATTCCTATATATTTTTTACAAAGGTGGAAAATATAAGGGACACGAAGAGGGATATAAAAGAGGTTTTGAAGACGGAAAAAAAGAGGGGTATTAACCCCTTCTTTTTATACTGAGTCCATTAGACGCTTTATTTGTGTTCTTAATAGTGGTGTCATTTCTATTAGTCCGTTAGCGCCGCGTCTTGCTTTGCCTATTAAACTTACAAATTCAGCCACTAAACGAGGCGATGAAGAACCAAGATAAGCAATAACCAAAGGCCACGTAGTCGGATTAGCCACGGAAAAAGCCGACAATCCTGCCGTTCCGATACCGACTCCTCCACCGGCCAATCCACGAGGCATAATCGGTGCTAATTGTGAACCGGCCAACATACCAGTTATATCCTCTCCACTTGTTTTCGTTAGTAAATCAACAAGTTCCTTTCTTGTCTCATTATTTTCTTTCATTGAAGACATCAATTTTCGTATAGCCGTATCTTTTGATTTTTTGTCTGACAATGAGAGTGTATTATTAAGTTCATCTTCTAAATCTTTCCACTTTCTCCATTTAGCGGTCATTTTTTCGTAATCAGGTATTAACTTTTTTAATGACTTATCAAGGTTGTGAGCCAAGTCATTAACAAGAACCTCGGCTTTTGAACCGCGCGCGTCTTTGGCAAAATCAAACAACCTCTTTTTTAATATATCCAATCCTTTTGGAGACCAATCCGTCCAGGAGTAAACATCATTAAGAACCTTTTTCGCTACTTCTGATTTTTCCGTTATTGTGCTTTTAGAAAAATCCCAATCATTTATCTTATTGCCAAGAGCATCTACCTTTTGGACAGGTCTAATATCAAATCCGTCTTTACTTACTAACGAGTCCGCTTGATTGCGTAAAGATAATGCTGCTTCATCTAAATTCTGTTTACCAACTTTTATTTTTTCAAGTTGTCCGCTATATTCTAAACTCGCTCTTTCTCTCAAGGTTTTTGATGCTTTCTTTGCTTCATCAAGAGCTTTTGTCTGTAATCCTTCTGCCCCTTCTGCCCCCGCTTCACGAGCAAATTTAATTACGTTAGGATTAGTATAAGCTTCTTGGATTGCTACCCTACCAGCCCCCGTAGTTTTACCTAATGAAGCAGTCCCGATAGTTTTTATACCTTTCCCAAGACCTTTTATAACCTTTCCAGCCACAGGAATTGAACCACCTATAATAGCACCGGTAAGTGCCTCACCCGTGTCTCCACCTGATTGTATAAGAGATTGTCCGCCAACCACTCCGGCTTCGGCAGCAGACCTTGCTCCGAGCTTAGTTAAACCTTTTACAAATTTACCGCCTTTCGCAATCGCCTCAGTCGCCTTGCCTATCTTAGTTGAAACACCGCCGGGTATTAAAAACTCTCCGGCTTGCTCAACGCCAAAACCTAGTTTTTGTCCCGTTGTAGTTGGAGCTAGTTTTTCTTGTAATCCCATTTCCTGAACAGCGGATTTTTCTGGGACTCTCATACCAACCGCTCGTAATGGAGCTTGTAGTATTTTCTCTCCAACACTCGCCGCACCAGCCAAAGTAGAGGCAGCACCTTTTGCTACACCCAATAAAGTTTGTCCAAAACTTCTTTCCGCTTTGTATTTCTTTTTGTAATCCTCTTCTGTAAGTTTCGGTTCTTCTACCGAAATTGTTGGAACGGTTTTAACCGCACCCAAATCAACCCCCCTACTTTGTATATCCTGTAAAAGACGGTTAGAACTTGTTGGTTGAGTTTTTTTGATATCCTCTAATAATCTATTAGCCATATTTAAGTAAATTCTCCATAAGAGAAATGACCCTTATCATTGCTCATTGGATTAACTAAACCATATTTTCTAAGATATTTTTCTGCTTCTTGCCAATTAGTCACATCAATCGCCAAACCTTTTTCGTGAAATGAAGTCCCAGGTTTTGCTACTTGCGCTCCCTTAGGTTTCAATTCGGCATAAAGTTTTGCTTGTTGCTCTGCGGTTCTATACGATTGGTTTATTTGTAAGTGCTTTCCGGTAGCCTTGTAAAAATCAGCATCGGCTTTTGCCACTTTATCGGCTATTGTTTGACTAACAGTAATCGGCTTATTATTGACAGAGATATTAACGATTGAGCCGTTTTCGCCCCTGCTCAGGGGCTTAGTAAAAAGTGATTGATATACATTCTCAATTCCGCCAAGTTGTTGGGCGGCGTCATCTATTTCTTCCTGAGTATATCCTTTTGCTTTTAGAGAACCTCTTTGGAACGCCTCCTTAATTTGTCCTATGACTTTTTTAGCATCAGGCAAAGAAAGGTTAGTCCCCAAAGCTGACGAAGCGGCTGCCAACATTTTCGCTTCGTAATCAGATATAGTTCCAGTTCCTTTCAATTTTTGACGACTATCAAGAGATAGCAATTGTCTCAACTGCTCAACTTGATTTTTTACCAATTGCGTCTTTCCAGGGGTAAGAGATGTGATAGAAGATCCGAACCCAAATACATTATTTAGAGCACCTTCATCAGACCCTAAAATTTCATCAACTAAATTTATATTTGTAGTCCCAGCGTCAATCTTTTTTTGGTTCTCCGATGTGGTCGTGTCTCCGACTGTTATCCCCATTTGCGTGGCCTCATTTTTTGTAGTGCCATAAGGAACGCCGAGAGCTTTTGCGTCAGAAACTGATAAAACCTCATCCTCTGCTCCGCTATATTTAAGAGCAAGTTCTCTTTCGGCGAATTTTTGTTGCTCATTAAATTGCCTTGTTTTTTCAGCTTCTTGGGCAGTAGTTGTTCTTTCGGTTTTTTCTGCCTCAATCAATTTAGAAGCATTTTCAAGGGCAAATTTTGACGACTCCAACGAGGCAGTTCTTGCGGACTGTAAGCGAGCCATTTTAGCTTCTAATGGCTCGGCTAAGTTGGTCGCACGGCGCTCAACCGCACTTAATTGACCAGAAATAAACCTAAGCGGGGTCGCTTGACCCTCGCCTTGTTCATTGATAGCGCTATAACCCAATTTAGTTTGTTCAATCAATTTATCTATATCTTCTTGGGTTGAGAGTTCTTCGGGGCTGATTTGCGAACTCTGTTGATATGCTTTATAGGCAAGGTCGTATGCTTTTTGGGCTTCTGACGTCATCGGCGCTTCGGGGATAGTTTTTTCTGGCGTGGGTGTTGTGGGTGTCGGCGGAGTCGGCGGCGTTGCTATATCGGGTGTAGGGGGCGTTATGTCGGACGTTGGCGCTCCATAAGTGGGTGTCGGAATAGTCGGCATTGCGGGAGTTGCGGGCGTAGCGGAAACAACGGGTGTGGGTGTAGGAATAACTGCTTGGCTTTTTTGAGATGAAGTCAAGGGTATTGTTCCAGCCGCCCAATTTGTCTGCCCAGAAGTTAGTTTATTTACGGTGGGAGTTTTTACGACTGGTGTGGGTGGCGTATAAGTTTTAGGAGTAGCTTTTGGCAGGAGCGAATTAAAAGTACCACTCGCACTACTCGTAGAATATGCGGACGACGTTGGTAATTTAGTCGTTGGAGTAGTTGGGGTAGTGGGTGTTTTTGCCCGCAAATAACTTGGAATACTTGAACTATTTAGGACTCCCATATTAGATAGTTATGGTTAAATTAGGATTGATTTGTTGCCTTTCTTCTCCGCTATCTAAAACCAAATCAGATACAGCGGATGAATAGTCGTTTATTAGCGTAGAGATATTCCTATCGTATTTAACCATAAACTTGTCCCCCTCGGTAGTGTTTCCCTCTTTATACCAAAATGTAGCAGCTGCGGCAAAAACAGGTGTGTCATGAAAGTCCTCTGGCAGAAGTGGCATTTGAGCTATCGTGGATGCGGCAGTTCCAGCTGCAATCGCTGTCCCACCATACGGATTAACAAGTGTGGCGGTTGTAGCATTCGTAACGGAGCTTAGCTCATACCATAAACCATCGCCGGTATTAGCAGTAGTTGAAAATGTCGGTCTAATCCACCAACCAGCCATTTGAACCGTAAGTCCAGCACTCACGGTAAGGGCAATTCCAGCGTTTGCAAGCGTCGTAATCGTTGTAGTCGTAATGTCGGCTGTATTCAAATCAATAACTCTAACTTTACAATTTAAAGTGATAGTATTTCCAGCCGTAGTTGGAATTGGATATAATCCTATTTGTCCATTGTAAACAAAAGCAAATTCGGGAATATCAGAGGTGCTTGTTGATGTGTTTATTAAATCCCACTCTTCACGAGAGTGTAAAAGTTTTGGGGTATATCTCGTTGAACTTACGGTCACATATAGGCTCTCAACCAAATCAACTCCGTAGGGTAGATTTACAAATTGCGTAGAGGCGACGGTCGTGGCGGTTCGTAATTTATGTAAAAACGAAAAATCACGCATTGAGCAGATATGCCTTATCTCATCGTTAATAAGCTCATCGCCTAAAGTGAGATTAGCGGTAGATGTATCCTTTGTAAGTGAGCCGTATAAATTTCGTAACGTAGTATATGATTTCATATTATCCTATAAGTTTTCTATTTTTATAAAATACATTGACCTCTGATATTCTTGGAGCGTCCGTTGCTGATGGGTCTCCACCCCAAATCAACCGCAAAGATAGGGATGAGAAATTCGGCAGTTGCGCATCGCTACTATCTTTATTTGTAGAGCTAATCAATCTTTTTGATGTGGCACTTTCGGCGGTAGTTTGGGCAGTGATAGTAGTAACGCCGGTAAAAATAGTAGTTGTCGTGGCATTCTTTTCGGTTTTTAATTGTAGAGCCAGCGAAGCTCCCCCACTCGCAGTTCCGGCAAATTTTGTTTGGACATATTCAATTTCTCCATATTCGTCAAAGTTAAAAAATGGCTCAACGCCCATAGAACACCATAGCGCGCTCCCACTATAATTACCGGAGAGAGTTTGAAGTCCACCGAAAGCTCCGGATGTTGCGCCGGCAGAAATATAAAGCGTATTGGAAACAAAGTTTTTTAACATTCCACTCGTGGAGCCACTACTTCTCGTCCTATTAAATAAGGCGTCTTTTTGTCCGGCTATATCAGAGCCATAAGAATATACATAACCTCCACTATTGAAGTTAATCATATTGTTGCTCACCTCAACTCCTCCGTGTATTGGCGGGTCGGTATTGGTGATACAGTTTTCAACTAAGGCAAATTTTTCGCCATCAAATAATCTCATTCCGAGAGTTCCAATTCCACCCCTTTTACTTCTTCCTTTTGTAAAACACCCAAC